TTTTTGTGCTGTATCAATAGTGTTTACTAAATAATCACCATTGTCAGGATTTGAAGTTAAGATTATATGCCAATCAGAAGGTAATGACCAAGAGATATAAGTTTGTCTGTCAATTAATTCCATTACAGCTTGAATAAAACGTACCATTGTGTTATCCTAAGAGTTCTTTATCTCTTAGTTCTACAGTTTCATTTAGATTATATCTGTAGTTCAGACTATATCATCAACAACCTTTAAGTTTTGGTAAACATAAGTTGTTGTCCTGCACTCGTGGATATTTTATCTTCAACACCACTTGTTAAGATTACTATATCTAGTCGTTGCACCTTCTGTATATTTCTATACAGCTTGGCTCAGGATTGTCCATCTCTGGAGTTTCCCTGAGTTCACAGGATTTTCGGGGGACATAACGTTTATTCAAACTTCCATTTAAAACCACCAGCAGTTCTGTTTTTACTTGCAGCTCTATGAATGTTTTTGATTGAATTTTTTATTTATCCGCCCGTGTCCAGTCATCAAGTAATAGAATACCACCTGCTTTTTTACCAGAAATCCATTCTGGAGGACAGTAAGACATTCTATTTTTATTGGTCATTTTCCAACCTTGTTTCAAATATTCATTTACTGCTAATTCATCAACCCATTGACCTATTTTCTTAGTAACTTTAGATGTAGCATTATTAAAATTTAGGTTTTTATCAATTGGTTGTTCTTTATACATTTGAAACTGTCTAACTGGGAAACCAATTAAGTCACCTAACTCCTCAATTTGTGCTAAGTTAAGTTTTACAAAATCTAATTCATGCTTTTCAGCAATAGATTTAATAGCTGATGTTTTACCAATACCAGCTTCACCTATAACTTCAATAGCTACAGGTGTTTTACCTTGATTTTGGATAAATCTGTTGTTAGTAATAATGTGATCTACAAAGCTTTCTAACTCTTGGATGTTTAATTTTACTTGTGTCATTTTAATTTAATTTAATTTTAAAACCAGGTAATGATTCATTAATATTAGATTGTGTACTGTGTACCCATAATGTATTATGAGGACAATTTGTTGGTGCATAAGCTTCACCATCAGTTAAATAAATAAGACAAGTATAAATTTTACTTGCGTTATAATGATCAATAACAGGTTGGAATACTGTTCCACCTCTTCCTTTTATACTGATATTGTTTTTAGGATTAAATACAGAAATATCATTTATTTGCGTGTCACATTGTATAATTGTTACTTTATTACCTGTTTTATAAATGTGATGTATTTCATTTATAAATTCTTTTAAATCATCATTATTAACAGAAGCAGATGTGTCTATAGCAACAAGAATGTGACTTTTAAATTTAATTTTAAGACCAGGATTGCCTGTATATCTTTTATTATACTTTCTCCTTAACTTTTTAGTATAAGAGATATTAGACTTACCAACAAATCTTCTTAGATAACCTTTCCAATTAAATTTTTCAGGTTCTAATTTATTAATTTTATCAAATATATGCTCTATTTCTCCTGGTATAGAACCACAACTTTTTTTGGCTTCTATTGCTGCCTCTTTTATTTGATGTTCTATTTGCTTTTGAATGAGCTTTTTTTCAGATTCATTTAAATTTTCAAATTCTTCCCAAGTAGAATGATCATATTGAGTAGATCCATCCATTTTTTCTAATAAATCTAACAAATTTTCATCTTCTTGATCTTGAGCTTGTTTGAGCAATTTATAATAAGTCTTTGTACCTGCTTTAACTGGTAAATTCAGATTAGGAAAAGTACTTAATAACAAACCACCTTCTGGTAGATTTTCAAAATCTATATATTGATTTATTTCTAAATCAGCAGCAATATTAAATAATTTATGATCATCATAGCTTTCTCTTACTAAGAGATGACCAAATGCTATATGTAGCAGTTCGTGTTTAATCAATCCATATTTATGTTCTTTAGATAAAGAAGAAAAGAACTTAGGATTAATAGTTAGCTGAGCATTAATATTATTTTTACTAACACCTGCAGTAGGTATATTTTCATCATATACCTTATTTAAACCTGATAAGAAAAGACCATAAAAAGGTTCTTTAAATATCAGGTTTTTAACTGTTTTAGATAATAATTCTTGAATCATTTTAATTCAATTTCTACATTTTTTATAAACCTATACATTCTTGAAATATTTAGTTTCATATAATCTTTAAATAAACTCTCATCTACATCATTTCTATTTTCTTTTAATTGGTCATATAATTCCCACATGTTTGTTCTTTTATCTGAACCAAATATTTCAGTTCTTAATTTGTCCAGATATTTTATTTCATTAAACATGTTACTTTTTAATCTATGTTCATTATCTAAGTTAAACTTTCTAAAACTTATTTCGATAATTAGATTAGATCTCAATTCATTTTTACTCGACATGTTTTTTAATATTTCACAAGCTAAGTCTTTATCTTTCTTACTTCCAGATAACATGTCAATTATATTACAAGATTGTTCATAACTTATTGATTCCATCTTATATTTACATCAATGGTTAAATTAAAAGCGTTATGTATAACTCTTTTAAAAATTTCTTCATAAATGCTTTTATTTAATTCAGTAGGTTCTTTTAGAACTAATTGATATAAATCAGATAAACTTTTAAATTCATATTTAGGATTTAAATTCAATGAGTTTTTTCTTCTCCTAGTCGTTACTGAATAAGGTTTACAAACGTGACTTAAATTAAATATTAAGCTTACTGTTAAATCATTTAATTTTAAATTGTTTAAGCTTTCTACAGCCAATTCAAAATCTTCATTTGTGCCATAAAGCATATCTGATATGTTTATAGCTTGTTCTAAAATTATATTAGTCATTTATGTTTAAGGTTTTTAACATCCATAAAGGTTTAGTTTTATTATTCATATGAACAATCCATTCCTTTGCAGATGGTATATAGTTATTGCAATCTTCTTTTACATGTTGTTCACCAACATATCTTGTATATACAGTCTTACCGTCTGAATTAATAAAAGATTTACCGAATTTGGATTCGCATTCAAAAATTCCCTCTGAATGATGTCTGAATAATCTATGATTTGAATTTCCTAACCAGCTTTTAGTTTCATCAAACCATTCGTGGATATGTAAATAATCTTCAGGAACTCCACCATATTTTTTTGCTGAAGATTTAGCGTGGATATTTGGGTGTGCCATTAATATTCAAATTCCCAATTGTATTCTTCTATTGTTTTTTCATTGTAATCCCAATTGTATTCATCTATTAGTCTTTCATTGTAATCCATATTGTATTTGTCTGTGGATAAATTATAAGTTATTGTACCATAACCTCCTTCATTGTTTATCCAATCATAACCTTTTTCATTTAGTTCTGTATGTAAAATTTCATAGAAAAATTCTAAAAGTTTTTCAAGATATTTTCTTTTATCTTTTTTTTCTAATTCTATAACTACGTCATCTCTTAAAAAATCGAAATTATCTATATCTCCGTCATCTCCTCCACCTGAAAAATCAGCAGCTATATCAGTTATATTGAAATTCATCATAAATAACTTAACTTCTTCTTTTGTTATCATTCTCTTTAATTTTTATTATTACACCAGGATTCTTTTTATCATAAATAAACTTTTCAAATACAGGTATCATATTATCTGCATTATCATCAGGTATCCAGTTATTTTTAACCATATCATCTTGTACTGTTTGTGCAGGATTTATATAGTCAAATTTATGTTTAGATCCTCGTATAAATGTAAATGAAATTTTTACAGGTTTTTCATATTTATCATACTCAGTTTTAAAATCAGATGCGTACTGTTCATAATATTTTTTAGTATTAGTTCTATATGACATAACAGTTTTACTTGCTATGAAATATTTGCCAGTCCATCTTCTACTGTTTTTACTACTGGGTACATTAAAAGGAATAAACCATTCTTTATCTTTCATATAATACTCTTTTAAAGTAGGGTATAAGCAATTTTTTTATGCTTTTAGCACCATGCTTTGCAACAGCATCTGAAATGTCTTTTTCTAAAGGCATTACAAAACCATCAATGTTGTAAGTTTCTTTGTATTTATTAACTGCTTTTTTACCTGCTTCATCATTATCAAAAAGTGTTATTACTTTTTTATATCTTTTTAATAGATTATAAATGATGATAGGTTTAATCATAGAGTTCTCACTCTCTGGAGCTATAGCTTCTACATTGTATTTAAATGATTTTAATGTAATCAAATCTTTTAGAGAAGAGCATATTACTAAATATGGTTGTTTGTATTCTAATAAATCATAATTCTGTATTTCAGTTTTAAATTTATAGAATTTCATCTTTTTACTTAAAGGTCTATACACTTTGTATAATTCACCTTTAGAGTTAAAGAAACCATACATTAGTTTAGAATATATATTTTTCTCTTCTTCTTGTTTTTTTATAGTAAAATACTTTAAAGCTTTGATATTATGATTATTTAAATCAGCAGAACCTATATTGTATTTCAACCAGTATTTAGCATCGTTATCAGTCCATTCTCTTATCTCATAACCACTGCAAATCCATTTATTTTGAGCAAAACTTTTATTAATCTTTCTTATAGTTTTGTCTTTACAGTTATTATAGTCTTTCAGTATTTGATTTATTGCTGCGGGTAGAGATAAATTGAAAAGTTTAGATACTAATTTAATTTTATCACCAAAATTACCAGTTGAAAAGTCTTTATATAAATATTGTTTCTTTGTAACATTATCAAATGTAAAAGAATCTATATATATGCACATACTGGGTGTTTTATCATTCGGATTGAATATAGAATTGATTTGTATATTCTGTCCATTTAGTGCTTCTGGTAAATTAAGATAGTGTTCAAAAACCCAGTAATCAGGAACATTATTAATATCGGTAATTAAATTTTTACTGCTAATCATAATAAAAGAGGGGATTTATTCAACCCCCTCTATCTACTTTAAAAGAGGTCAAAATCATCATCATCATCTTCAGCATCGCTGCTAAAGTTAGAAATAGTTTTTGCTTTAATCTTAATAATATGTTCTTCCTCATTGAATTGAATCAATTTAGAATCTTCAACATCAAGATTTTCCAAAGCTAATTTATTTTTATTAAATTTTGGTAAAAATAAATTGTAATTGATGTAACCTTGGTTATTTTCCCATTCTCTACCAGCAATACAGATGTTAAAGTATTTACCGTTTTTGAAGATTTGATTAGCTTTTTTTACAAATTCTTCAATATTACCTGCAGTTATTTGATCCAAAGAATCACGCAAATCTAAAGCTTCTGCAATTTTCACTAACATTTTTAAGATCTCTTGATCTCTGTTAATTTCATTACCATTTTTAAGAACTGTGTCAGCAAATGGATAACGTTGAGAATTTACTCTTGCTACTTGACCTTGATATCTTGGACCATTTTCATTGTTAGAATCAATTAAAAATCCTTTAAAATCACCACCTACTGGTTCTGATTCAACTTCAAATACTAAATCATATGCATCTGAGTTGTATGGAGGCACTGATAAATAAACAGCATTGATTTTTACAACATGATTGCCTGGTTTTAAAACTGGGCTATTACCATTACTTGTTTTGATTTCTTTTGTACTTAACATAATTTCTAAATTTTAATTGTTAATTAATTTTCATACTCTTCAATAGCTGCAATTACTTGAGCTAAATCATTATCTATATATAAATTATCAAACATCCCTAAAGGTGTTTTACATGTATCAAAACCATTATTTTGTGTTCTGAATACATATTTTAATTCATCATTGACTTTTACCAATTCTGCATATAAAACCATAGAAAACAAACCTTCTAAAGTAAGGCTGTTATCTACCATATTACCAATAGTTTTAGCTTTTAACTTGTTATATCCATTGGTGTCTTTGATTTCTTCTAAATGTGTAAAGAAAAACACATATAAATCATCACGAAGTTTGATAGGTAGTCTTGCTAAATTAGCTAAGTTTTTACCTATATCTGTAAATTTCTTAAAACCAGATTCATCAGCTCTATCAAAATATTCAAATGATGACATATATTGTAAATCATCAATAACAATATTCTTTATATGAGGCATTTCTTTACTGATATGCTTCAAAGTTTTCATAATAGAGCTAAAATTACTTGCTTTTGAAACATTACCATTAGGATTATCTGTTGAAATAAGAGTGTAATTCTTTCTCCAACCTTTAAATGGTAAGTTCTTGTTAGCTATATTAATAATGAATGTTTCTTGAGGGTTGAGATTTCTAATAGATGTACTCTTACCTCTACCTGACTCTCCAATAACTAAAATTGATTGTGCCATTAGATTTTTTTGTTTAAATTAATTAATAATTTTTCAATATTTAAAAGAACATCGAGTGCTGTTCTTTTCTTATTTATAGACGCAGTAGAAATTACATTTTCTACAACATCATTTTTCTTGTTGACTTCAATTAGTTCACTTACAGGAACAATATAAGTTTCAAAACCTGAGCTGGATACATATTTTTCATATTCTTCTTCCCAATATGGATTGTGCTCATATTTATACAATATTCTTTCTCCTTCAATGTTGTAATCTCTATCTACAAACTCTACAAATATATCAATAGCTTTTTTCAATTCACTTGGAAAAAATCCTATATGCAGTTCATTTTTACCTCTTGGTTTATATGCCATTTTAGGCAAATAAAAACCATTGTTTTTTTCAAAGAAATCTTTATGATATTCTTTTAACTCATACAATTTCTGTTTTCTTTCTTCTACTTTCATATTTTAAACTTGTGTGTCAGGTGTTTCCATTTCATGAATTTCCATTTTTTCAAATACTGCTTTAAAGAAACTCATTCTTGGGTCACCGTTTCTGACTTTTAGAAAATGAAATACTAAAGTTCTATCATCTTTAATTATATATCTTTGAGGACCATAAAACTTTATTTTTTGTTGTGCTGGTCTATTCATACCAATTAACATATCTGCGTGCTGTAACATAGCATCTGAGCCAAATATATCTGATGTTAGAATATAATTGCCGTATTTACCATCAACAGCTCTATCAGGATTATCTACATTCCTGTTAAGTTGTGATAATGCTATTATAGTACAAGGATATGTTCTTTTAATATGGGTAAAAGCTTCACCTAATTCAAACAACATAGGCATAAAATTATTACCGTGTTTAGCATCTTTTTTAATAAGTAGGGTGTGGTCAAGAGTAATGATAGTTTTTTTACCCTTATGATATTCCATGTACCTATCTATTTGATTTTTAAATTCAGATATAGTTACACTTTTATAAATAGTGTCAATAGGTAGTTGAATGCGTTGTTTTGCATACTCACTACAATATTTTATAACATTATCTGATATTTTACTATTAGCACTTAATAATTCTTTGTAAGTTTTACCTGTTATAGAACTAAATTGTCTTATAGCTGAAGTTTTTGGTAACATTTCAAAGTTAAATTCTAATACTCTAAAATCTTCATTTGGATTAAGATTGAAAGATTCTCTTATTATTTGATCTTTCAATAAAGTTTTACCTGAACCAGGTCTTGCACCAATAACTATAAGATTATTCCATTCTATACCATTAATACCAGCATCATTAAATTTAGGCCAAGGTGTGATGATTGAAGTTTCTTCACCACTTTTCCTTTTAAGCATGTAATTAATAGCTTCTTTATACGCTTGCTTTTGACCTTGCCATAAATTCATACAATCTTGTCTTTAAATAAATCATTGTTGTTCATGTTATAACCATCTCTAATCATGTCACAATAATCTGCAAGTTTAGAAAATTTAACTTTATTCTTGTCTTGTTTAGAAATGAAGTATAGACTGTTTTGCATGTACTGATAGTTTTCTCTTTTGTATTCTTCTATATACATTTTAGTAGCTCCTAATACTTCATCCCAAGTAAAATCATATTGTGAAAAGAACCATACAAAGTTTTCTGTCAAGCTTTTGACATTATTTCTTGAGGGTGAACCAGATGGCAGTTTACCTTTTGGAAACAATTCTCTATAATCATTTACTTTTTTGATGTAATTGATACCGAGTAAATCATTGATACTTTTAGATTTTTTACCTGAGAAGTAACTATCAATGCTGTTTATAACATTATTACCTTTTAAAGTAATCTTGTTATCTCTTATATAATCAAGTTTTACAAGTTTATTGTAATCATCTTGATTAAATGTTGTTACGCTAATTTTTTCTCTAATAGATAGCAATAAGAAAAATTGATTTGGAGACAAATCATTCTTTTGCACTAAATTGAATAATTCCCACATTGTGTTGATTTATAGTTCTAAAGATACGCATTTTTTACCATTT